TCAGTAGCACAAAGCTCCTTATCATCACCACCAAGATAAGAACTGTTAAACGCTCTGTTAAGAACGTTAGCAGCTTTTATTTGCTTAGTGTTTGCCATTGAACGTGCCAATGCTTTTGTGTATCGAGTGCTGATTTTGTCGTAAAGGTTATCCTCTACAGCTTCTTCAGTTAATGAGAAAGCTAAAGCAATAGTTTCGTGAGTATAACGAGAAGTGAAAGTTTCTTGCGCTGCTTCATAAACAACACCAGATCCTTCCGGTTTTACTTCTGCATTACCAAACCCACCTAACATTACTTCTTCCTCGAATGCACGATCAGAACTTTCTGCATCGAAAATTTCTGTGTGCTGGTTTTCGTATCGGTCGTATTCTAATCCGAACAGAGCATTCAAGCCAGGTTCGAGTTCTTTGACCAATTGCATTCTTGAAATTGCCATTTATTCTCTCCTAACTATTATGTTCCGGTGATACCAGTGCCTAATTTAACGTGTTCGTTCCACATAACGTACCAGTTAGCATTTGCACTTGAAGCATCATCGTTCTCAGGGTCTTTTGTAATCCCAATTATTTTGACCTGTAAGCCAGCTGTAGTAGCTTCAGAACCACTGTCAATTTCTGTCACAGACAGACCATTTACAGTGCTAGAAGTACCAAGCACAGAATCAGTATTTTTACCGATATCTGTTTTAGCTATAGTGCCATCACATTGAGCCTCAAAAAGAGTGAACGGATTGTCATAGATATACGCGTCGATATTAGTTGACCCAGAAATGGAACCAGTTGCGGTTACATTTGTCTGAGCGTAGTAATTTGACCATGTAGGTTTCTTACTAGTTGGATCAATATAGAAGCAACCGTTAAAAACACCAACATTAGTTGCACCAGAAGCTGTTCCAGCTATGATGTAACCTCCAGACGCCATTACGTGGTCACCTTTAAAAATAGATGTACTGTAATTGTCTTCGATGGTGTACAGGGTAGTCCCTGCATTATTAACGCCACTGCCAACTGCTCCAATAGGTCTGTACCCAAAGGCCGCGTCAACGTTAGCCATGATTTTATCCTCATGTTAATAAGTTATATACACTCACCGCGAGTGTATAAATTTTTTGTAACTTATGGGGAGAAAAACTAGTTCTTCTTACCGCCACCAAATGTTACGCGAGTGCTTCTCTCATTTGAGATAGGCATGCTAGGATGTTGGTCTTTCATAGGATCGTTTGCAATTGCATCATCTTTATCCTGCGTTACTTGCGCAAAATATTTTGATCGCTCTTCAACAATCTCATTAGGAATTCTTGCTAGCATTAAACCTCCAACAGCTATGACACCTTCATATCTACCTGAGTCTATTGCGGGCCATTGAACATTAGGATATTCGTCAGCTCTGACAAAATCCCAACCTTCGCGTAGTCTAGCGGATACATTTTTTTGATCCATTTGTCCTACTGTCTCAGCCCTTATCCAACGGTGTTTAAAACCGTTAGGTGCAGGTGGTGCATCTAACTGTGATGGTGGAGCCCATGGTTTCCTTCTCTCGGTTTTAGATCGGGTTTCAGACTCGCGTGATGGTAGTTTATTTGTTTTTATATTTTTATTCATA